TGCATCTGGTCGGCATCCGTCCGCATCTGTTCGGTCATCACCCCGGCCTCACGGTCGTCATCGCGGCTCTGATCCTGCATTTTGTCCCGCTGGAACGCCAGCGCGGCGAGTTTCCCCTTCTGGTCGAGGTCCTGACCCTTCAAGTCAAGTTCCCGGTGCCTCAGGGCAATCTCTTCCGGCGCCATACCCTGAGGACCTGCCAGCCCACCCTGCGGAGACCCCTGCTGCACCTTCAGCATCGCAGCTTGCGCCCGCATCGTGTCCGCATCAGCCCTCTGCTGGTCTGCCTTGATGTCGGCCATACCCTTGATGATCTCGGGTGTCGGCTGTCCGCGCTGCGCGGCGGGAAGCAGGAACTGGTCTGGGTTAGACCAGCCCATCGCCAGCATGGCCGCCTTGTCTACGGCGATCATGTCGTAGGCCTGCTGGTTCGACATCGCCAGTTGCTTCAGGGCCATGATCTTCATCACGCGCTGCGCGTGGCTGGACGTGTTCGGGTCGGCCTGCGGCACCAGATCATTGTCGTCCAGCGCCTTCAGCAGGACCTCCTCGTTCCACTTGATCGTCGGCTTCTTGGTCCGCTCCCAGAAACTCTCCGGATGCTCCTTGAAGCAGTCCTTCAGAAGCTGGAACTCGTGGGCCTGCGCCGCATGCATCCGCTTGTGGACGCTGTTCAGCACCTTCATGGCCTGCTCGATCATCGCCAACGTGGTGCCCACCGGCGCATCTGCGCGGCCCTCACCCACCTGCATCTCGGAGGTGCCACCGACCCGCATGCCGGTCTGTGCCATGTTCTCCACAAGCTGCATCATGCCGGGACCAGCCTCCTTGTAGGGGAGAGGCATGATCGCGGCCCGGATGTCGCCGCCGTTGGTTTTGACCGGCGCGCCTCCGCCCGGCGGGACCCGGAACTCGTTGGTGTTCTGACGACCGCCCGCATCGGCGAACAGGAAGCCCGGGAAGTTGGCGAACATGCCAGCGTCCAGCATCTCGCGCCACGCTGCGGTGATTGCGTTGGTGGTGTTCCCAAGGATGTGCAGCAGCCCGATCCCGTAGAAGCCGAAGCCGGGGATGAATGTGTACTGGACGAACGTCTCCCGCGCCTCAGGCAGCAGGTCAGTATTCTCGTCGTAGTTCCGTACGATGCTCAGCACGGTGCGGCTGGTGACGTCGATCGTGACCCGGTACGGGATTTCCAGACCGGTCGGCTTGTTGCCCTTCTTGTGCTCGAATCCCGGGATGTCCAGTTCGCAGTAGACCTCGTAGATTTCCCGGTTGCGATGCGCCGGATCGTTCGTGACATCCCTGACGCCCTGTTGATCTTCCTTCGCCTGCTTGGCGGCGTCCGGGTCTGGCAGCTTGGCCGGCTCCAGATCGATGTCCTTGTAGACACCCAGAAGCTGCAGCCGCCTCACGGTGGACGGCTTCAGCCACACCCGGTGTGTTACCCGGCTGGCGGTGGCGAGGTCGGTTGCCTTGGCACCAACGATCAGGTCCTCGGCGTCGACGCTCTCGCTCACCGGCCTGTTGCGAAGTGGGCAGAAGTAGACCTTCTTGAACGACAGGCCGCCGAAACCCAGCATCAGCAGCATGCGGTCAGTGTCCGGGTAATACTCGCGCGCCACCGTAGTCAGGTAATGGTTGAAGTCCTTCTCCAGCGCGTCAGCCACCTCGTCCCGATCCGGCGTGCCGTCGGTCGAGTCATCCCTGATCTTGACGGGGCCGTCGGTTGGCAGAAGCTCGGATCGCGCGTTGGCTTGGAACCGCAGCACCGCCTCCTGCAGGAGCGGGTGACGCACCTTGGAGATGCCCGCCATATCGTCGCCGCTTCCGGTGCCGCTGCCCACCTCGATCGTCAGACCCAGCAGCTTGATACCCTGCGCGCGGTTCTCGATCCATTCATGCCGGCTCTCCAGATCGTCTTCGACCCCACGAATTAGGTCGTCCACGATGGTGGAGAGTTCACCAGCGTCAATGTCGTCAACGAGGTTGTCGAACCAGCCGTCAGATTGCTGCTCGCGTTCTTCTTCTTCAGGATCGACCGGCTGCCCGTCGATGTTGATGACGATCGAACCGTCATCCCCCTCGACTGAGACATGCGTGCCTTCAGGGATCAAGCCAGCCATGCGGGTCTCCTTGTTCAGAAGACCATAGCAGACCGATCACGGTCGCTCAATGGGTCTGTCTGGGGGCCGTCGCTTCCATGTAGGCCTTGACCGTCTCGTTCAGAATATTGGCTAGTTGCATCATCTCAGCCGGGCTTCCGAAGTCGATGCTGCAGCCGAGGCGGTCGAAGCTGTCAAGCACGGACTCCATTTGTTCGCTCTGGATGACGCCGGATTTGACCTTCGCCACGGTGTCGTCATCCAGAGCGTCGGTGCTTGCGAACGCCAAGGTGATCACGCGGGACGTCGACATGACTGTCTCACCCATAGGCACGCGGGTACCAAACACTGCCGCCGTCGTGTTCTTCGAATAGATCAGCCTCATGCTATCACTCCCATCAGGTAGGCTTCACGGCAGTCGGTCGAAAGCCGGATAAGATCGCCGTTACTGATCCTCCCGTGCGTGATGTTGATCGGTCCGTCCGGAAAGGCAGAGACCGACTTCTTCAGGTTGGCCGTGTCGATGATGATCTTCAGCGGCACATCCAACGGCATCTCTATCAAGTGCTGCCCGGCAGACTTGACTGCATTTCCGCGCTCGGTGCCAGTAACCCACAGCCCAGACTTCTTGGCCTCAAGCGTGACCATCGGCTTGTCTCCGTCGGACGAACCGACAGCAGCCACGGCGATTGCGTCCAAAAGGTCGCCCCTCTTGATAGATGCCACCTGCCCGATCTCTTGCACGCGGGAGACGACATCCTGCACATTCGGGAAGGCCTCACCCAGAATCGGACCCCACATTGCTGCCCGAACAACTGTCGCCACCCACTCTCTCTCGTGAATGTCGATGGCTAAATCATCACCAGATGCCTTGATAACATCAATAGCATCGTACGGAACAGTTCCATTGGCGCTGAGCTTAAGGCCCGGAACAAGGGATCGCAGCATGAACGGTCCGGAGGCACCCCAGATGTTGACGCCGGAAGCGTGGCTCTGGAACCAAAGCCCGCGCATGTTATAGCGGACCTTCTCCTTCGACATTCCGGCGGCTGCGAACTTGATGGCATCAGTCAACCCGTCTCGGCTGATGCTGTCAACCGGTGGCACTGCGACAGCAGGCACGGCCCTCGGGTCCGTAGACATCAAGTCAATCGAAGACTTGCCGCAGGTGATTCTCAGACTGCTGTCCTCGAACGTCATCACCACGTCGTCACTCTTGGCCGCCGCCACAAACTTGGCGAAATCGGCGTGTCCGATGACACAGGAAGCATCCTCACCTTCGCCGCAATCTACATCAACGCTGACTCCGATGTCATTACTCTGCGACTTGAGCGTCAAGGTCACGCCTATCCGGCTCAGCTTGACGAACTCACCGATGGCATTCTCTGCCACCGGCTTGATCAGCTTCAAAGCTTCTCCCAGAGCCTTGCGGTTGACAATGACGAAGCTCATCAGAACCCCAGTGGGCTGATGACAGCGGTCTTGGCAGGCGGCTCAGCTTTCTTGACCGGGTCGCCCCAGATCAGCACGGTGCGGCGGCCAGCCTCGGCCATCTCGGACGCAATCGCCACGGCGCGCTCCGGCGTGTCGGCCAGACGCGCCACGAGGCCGCTCGGCGTCTGGTAGGCCACGATCTGGGTGCCCGGACCCATCGGGATCGCCTCATAGGGCAGCATGGTCTTGCGGCCACGCTTGGGCTTGGTCATCTCGTCAGTCATGGTGGTTCCCCTCAGTAGGTGATGAAGTCTAATGGCAGGCGAGAGATGGGCGGGTTGTCGTGGAACACCATGTCCCGCACCTCCTTGATGGTGCGCCAGATGCGAGCCGCATCCGGGTGGGTGTCGATCTCCGCCGCCGTCATCGGCTCGGCGACGTAGGCTTCGGGCGGAATGGAGCATTCGAGGAGGTAGCTCACTTCGGCACCTCAGGCTCATGCTCGGAAACGAACAGCCGGAACGCCTCCATGACCGCCGCCGCCTCGTTCTTGGCATCCAAGGCGTAGGAGCGATTGACTCCGTCGTAGGCCAGCGTGCCGCGCACGTCGACCTCCCACTTGCCGTCCCGGCTGAGCTTGCCGCCGTCGGACTCACATGTGACCCTAGACCCCATATATGTTCCCTCCATCAGATGATTTACGCAGTTTAGTCGCACCTTCCAGTTCTTGCAAGCGTTCATTCTTCCTCGTCAGCAGTCCGATTGTTCGCATCCAGTTCAGGGCCATCGTCACGGTGTCAACGCGGTCATCGTGCTGACCCTTCGGGAACACGGAACACTCATCAATCACGCCACCGGCCCATTCCTTCCAAAGCTCCGTCTCCGGCGTCCCCGGAGCGTAGATCATGCCCTCCTGAAACAGGTGCTGGATGCTGTAGGCCCGGCTCGACTTGTCGACACTTTTGGGGTCGTACATCACAACCTGCCAGTCCTCGTTCTGGTAGAGACGCCTCATCTCCTGCGCCACCGAGTGCCCCGCCGCCTTGTTCTCGATCAGCAGGATGTCGACGTGGTACCGCGCGCAGTTGAAGTGGACCCGCTCCACCAGATCGTGAAGCTCCAGCCGCTCGGCCCACGCGTAGGCCATCATCACCTTCGGCGCGGGCTGCATGTAGTCCGGCTGCCGGTCGTTCGGCGTCAAGTCGATCGTGCGCCCATAAGGATCAATCGTACGAGTTGCAAACGTCCCGTCGGCATTGCGGAAGATGCCCCAGATCGTCATGGCGCTGGGGTCGTTCTCCTGCTTCTCGGTATAGGCGGTGTCGAGACTAGCGACTACGATCTCGAAGCGTGGGTAGATCTTCTCGGTCCACATCTGCCACCAGTGGGCCTTCAGGATGCCGCCACCGCGAGGGGCCGGTATCTGCTGCATCTGACCGGCAGTAGCATACTCGCCCAGAACCTTCTCGTCCCGGTCCACCACGCTC